TGTCGTATGAGTGCTTCATATACTTTTCGTATAGGTCTTGTATCTCTGATGAAGGCATTGGGGGTTTGAGGTGCCAATCTAGTTCTTCTTCTGTCTTAGGTGGCGTATCTACTATGGATTGTAATCGTTTTAGTTCTTCTGTTAGTTGTTCTAGTTTGATATTAATACCATCTATCTCTCTCTGGTACTTGTCTTTGAGTTCTTTTATCTTTCTTTGATGTTCTATATTGGTTATATCAGGCATTAGTTCAAGAATATCTTATCTGCTTGTATAGTTGCTTTACCACCGGCATTGACTGTGTAATCACCTTGTGTTATAATATTAGTATCACCACCTACTATCATGTTGAAGTTATCTGAGCAGTTGGCATTGATACGACCATCTAGCACATTGATATTGATATCGCCCTTATCTACTTGTATATTGATGTTGGCGTTCTTGCCTACCACGATATCATAGTTGTTGTCTCGTAATTCATCTTTGTTTACAAATATCTTGTATCTGCCATTAAGTGTTACTATCTGGTCTTCTTTAATGTTTGTATATGATGTGCCTTCTACTCCTATAATATGGTCTGATACAATATGGTCTATTTTTGAGCCATCATACATCATAGCATATCTCGTTCCACTTGTGTGTCGTTGCATAATGGTTTCAAAACCAAAGTTATCATCATATAGCATGACATGACCTGATTCTGTCTCATATACATGTCTATTAGGATAACAGTCTGACGGTTCAGGCATTTCAGGCATACTCCATGAATCTTTAGTACCACCAATAAATGAGTTCATTAGTTTTGCTACACCAAATATATTAGTTGTTGATTTCTGTGGTATTGATATACCTTGGTCACCTAATACTGTCTTAGCGGCGGTTATAGAATCTTGTCCTATATCTTCAACAGTTGATGTTACAACACCTGTTATTTTATCTGTTACAGTTACTAAAGCACCTTGTGAAGCGGCACCACCAACATTTTGTAGTTGGTTATCAAGTTCAGCAATAGCAGCTGTTTGTGCTTCAGTTGTTTCTAATGTACCTAATGCCCCTCTGACACCCAATATTGTAGGGTCAATTACAGTTGATACTGAACCTGCAACAACCCCTAACCCAGCGTCCACTCGTTCTTTAGCGGCGTTATAGTTGTTTAATAGTTCAGTTTCGGCAGCGTCTTCAAATAGTGTTTGCATACTCGCTGGATTAATTACATCTAATTTAAATTGTCCTGTATCAGTTAAACCTACTTGTTTTAAACCAGCCGATGTTAATGCATCCGCTGATGGTAAACTAGGTACTTCTAATTGTGCCCTTACTTTACCTGCAACAGTTGATGAGAAGTTTACTGCTGATTGTGATATTTCATCTACTGATAGACCTACATTGTTCTTTAAGAAACTAGTACCGGTTTCTGTTACACTATCTACAAGTTTATTAGCACTCTCTGTAAAACCATTTAATGTACTACCTACACTACCTAATACATTCGCCCCTATGACTTGTCCTACAGCAGATGTAATAATATCTGCAACAAGACCAAAGAATGAACCACCACCTTTAGATATAAAGGCACTAGCAAGTTGCATAGGTTCTACTACGGCAGTACCTATTTGTTCAAAATTTTTGATGTTTGCCTTATCAGCAACAGCACTAGCATGTTCTGTTAGTGTAGGATTAAATGAATAATCATCTCTTGTTGCTAGTTGATTTGTATCTGGTGAATTTATATATCTAGGAAACTCACCCTTTGGGTCATAGAAACCTTTCTCTGTGTCTGCTAGTTCAGCAGGATAACCTGGTAGTGAACCCATTACAACAGGTTCTTGTCTGTCTTCTCCGTCTCTAAAGAATCCGAATACATGTGAACCTTCTACAAGTCCTGTAGGTGATTGACCTATGCCTGATATACCTGCTGATGTAACAGGCAACATGACTTGTGCCCAAGGTAAATCTGCTGTAGGTAGTTCTTCTTTGTCGCCTGTGTGATGACCGAAACATCTAACACGAACACGACCAATTAAATATGGGTCATCTCTATCTTCTACTACACCATAGAACCAGATGAAACCATCCATTCCTATAAAATTATTTGACTTCACTTCATTCATGATTCATCTATTGTAAATTGATTATAGTCATAACCTTGTACCAAGGTCATATCACTATTTAGTACCTCTTTATCATTAGGTATATACTCTGTGCCTACACTATCTTTAGCACATGTTAATGTCATTGTATGTATTCCTTGTGGTGTTGTTTGTGCAAGATGTCTTACTTCTGTTACAAGATAGTTGCCTGATAAGAATGGGTCTAAAAGTAAATCATTTTTTCCTTCTGGTATATTACCTGATAGTGTTGTAAATTTAATTACTGAACCAGCTGTTACAGCAGTATTACCTGGCACTACTAGTTCAATCACAAAAGAATTAAAGGCGTTCTTTTGTGCTTTACTTTTTTGTAATGTGTTTTCTATGTCTGCTGTTTCAATAGGTTCTTTATCTTTTGTTTCATGGTGCATACCTATTGCTGATGATGTAAACATATAATCTGCCTCTGGAAAGTCTGATAACAATTTACCTTCTTCATAATTATATACAGGCATTATACTTGTGTATGGTGAATCAGGAAATTGTTCTTGACCCATATGATTTGATTTAGTATATTCATGAGGATAACTAAAATCTACATTTTTAAATTCTTTTGTAAATGCATTGTAAGTTACTAATCTACTTGCATAGGTACCTTGTTTAATGTTTGATAATGTATCGAATCTTTTTAATATATTAAATTCAAATACTTTAGTCATATTACCCTTAACACCATCTTTTGTATCATAGAGTTGACCAGAATCTACCTTAGGTGAATTAGAATACTCTATCACAGGTTCTTTTGCTTTACCGGCTGTATTAGATATCATTGCCTCTAAAGATTTAAAGTTAAAACCATCTGATGTTTCCCAAAAGAAGAATCCAGAGTTTTCAAATTTCTCTGATACTGATTCTTTACCTAAAAACTTTATAGTATCTAATGGTGATTTCTTAGGTATGACATATTTTACAACAGGTGTTGTTTGCTCGAATAGTAAATCTTTTTGTGTTTTAAGAAAGTTTCTTAGTATAACCCTTACTGTTTCATGTATAGGACCTTCAAATGCTCTACATAGTTTTCGTTGATTATCTTTTATTCTTTCTTTACTATAAAAATCTAATGCATATATTCTAGCATTTTGATTAGGGTTTGATATATTTCTTATCTTGTTTACCCACATTGGAAATGTTTTAAAATTATAACCTCTAGGAGATTCATCTTCTAAAGTAAATCCAGGTGTATGTAATGTAAACTCTAGTATCTCGTTGCCTGTTATAGGTAGTCTATCTAATAAACCACCGGCGTCTACCATAACTAAAGTGCCTGATAGTGTGTTGTAATTTATACCTTCAAAGATTTGTATTTCTTGTACTGCTTCTCTGATATCTATTCTTAATGGTTCGTTAGTGCCTAATTCACTTTGATATGTAGCAAGAAAAATCTCTGTTGATAATGTAAAATCACCTGCCTTAGGAGCATTTTGTGTAGTCATATATTATTTACCGATTAAAGCATTAAATTCACTAAGAAATGTAGATAGAAATCTTGGGTCTAATAGTTTTATCAATCTTTTCTTGTCTTGTAGTCGTTGTTCATATTCTCTATTAGATACTGAAGTTGCACCTGATGTTGTACTATTAACTTCTACTTTGTGTGTATAATCATCTGGTCCACTACCTGATAACTTACCACTTGATTGTGTTACCTCATAATGATGTATGCCAGCAGGATTAGAATACTTATCTTTTATAAACAATTCAAATTCTTGTTCTGACATTGGCCAGTCATAGTATCTATCTGTTATATTATTTGTGAGTAATATTACCCAATGTAACTCTGGATTACCAAAGTGTTTAAATGCAATAGTTTCAGGTGTCTCTCCTGATTTTACATCATACTTATTATATAAACTCATCTCATTTATAATTTTGTCTCTGACTTTAACTCTTTTCATTATATCTGTTACAGTCTTATAGGTAGTCTTATCAAACCCATATTGTATTTTACCAAATTTACTGAAGTACATTAATAACCTCCTGCAACATTTTTCTTAGTGAGTACTAACATTTCTTTGAATTGTAAAGTCATTTTAATTATCTGTGGTGAAGCACCTTGGTCATCAGGTTTTAATGTTGTAAACTTCTCACCTGGTGAGTAATCTACATCCATAGATTCTAGTACACATTTTGCCACTCTAGGTATATAATTGTTATTACCTTTTCTGTACATATATTCTATTTCAAATTGTGAAGGTGTTATAAAAAATGATTCACCTGATGATAAAGCAGGATGCATATGAAATTTAAATACTTCTATAATCTTATGTGCTTGTTGTAGTTCTTCATTATTCTTAGGTGCGAATGTAAATGGAAAATTAAAACTTCTAAATGGCACACTTTCAAATGCTAACTCCATATTTGGGTTTGTAGTTTTACCAAACGCCCTAGTTGATACAGCACCTATACCAGGTGATACTACTTGCATAGCACTTGATAACATACTAGCAAATCCTGCCGCTCCGGCACTCAACATTTGTGTAAAGTTTTCTGCACCTGCAAGACCACCTATCATACCTGTTTCTTGGTCTGTATAGTTTGTCTTATAACTAAAAGTAGTTGTTGCTGGTGTATAAAGTATAATTGATTGTGTTATCTTTTTATGTGTGTGTGAAAATTTATCTCTAGGTTTAGAATTTATTTCTTTTGCCTTCTCTTTTGTTTGTGCTGGACTAGGTACTGAATTTATAACTGACTTAGCGGCGTCTGTTGATGAACCATCATTATTAAAAAAGTATCCCATGTATGAAGCTTGAGGACCTTTTACAAAAGGTTTTTGTTTCTTTTCTATTGCCTTAGTATTTTCTTTTATTGCTTGTGCCTGTTCTTCTGGTGAAGCTGTTGTTTCTTTTGCCTTTGTACCTTTTTCAGCTTCAATTGCTGTTAGTGTGTTTTCATATATGTGAAACTTCATGTAATGACCATCACCTAACTGACCTACTTCTTGTGGGTAGTAATTATAAGTGAATGATAATGGGTCTGCCTCTAGTGGTGCTAAATCACTATCTTTTAAATTCAATTTAGATGACTGTTTTATACGAGCGCCTATCATCTGTGATGTTTCGCCTTGTGTAGTATTTGACTGTCCAAATAAAAGATTAGACATGTTTTTAATTATACTCATAGTTACCTCTCGTTATCAGTTATATTTATAAGATAAATAGTCATATGATATCATCAAAAAAGAATAAAACTTACAAAGCACCTCATCAAGGATTGTTTAAACCTAAGAATCCTAAGAAATATGTTGGCAATTCAAGTAATATACAATATCGTTCATCTTGGGAAAAGAAGTTCATGAAACATTGTGATAACAATCCACATATAATTCAATGGGCAAGTGAAGAAATGTATGTACCATATCTAAGTCCTGTTGATAAAAGAATACATAAATACTATCCTGATTTTATTGTTAAGATGTCTGATGGTAGAAAACTTATGATTGAGATTAAACCTGCTGTTCAATGCAAACCACCTAAAGTTACCTCTCGTAAGACTAAAAGATACCTTAGAGAGCAATTAACTTTCATTAAGAATATATCTAAATGGAAATCTGCAAAAGAATATTGTTCTGATAATGGTCTTGAATTTGTTATAATGACCGAAAAAGAATTAAATATTAAGCATTAAGTGCCATAGCGTCAGCAGATGTAGATTTAGGCACAGTAGGATTAACTGCAACAGATGTATTACTATTAGTGCTGTTTGCAACATTAACAATATTACTAACTGCACCATCTAATTCTTGTTTTTGCTGTTGTTGTTTTAATCTAGTAAGTTTATCATCAGCTGATTCAGTTTTATTTAATGCCGCCATAGGATTTACATCTGGTTCTATTGCTGATTTTCTACCTGCTCTTTCTTCCATGATTGCCTTTTCTTCTTCATCACTTGCACCACCTAAGAATGAAGGTAATGCCATGTATATGTCGTTAAACATATCTTTAAAGAAATTAGGTATTGTCTCTGTAAAAAATTCAGCTATATCATCTATTATACCCATAAAAAACTCTTGTATTTTAGGAGAAAATGCTACTAGAGCTGCTATAAGACCAGCGATAGCAACACCCATTAGCACAAATGGGTTTGTTAATATTGCTAATTTATCTAGTATTAGTTTTGCTTTTGATATTGCTAAATCTTTGACTGCAATTGCATATTTTTTTACTTCTAATTTTTGAAGTTTCTCTGATAGACCAAGTCTCTTATCTGCAAACTTACCTAACGCCATGAAAGGTTTTCCAAAAGACGCTAGATTGTCTTTAAGACCTCCTATTTCTTCTCCAAATGCTTGAAGTGGTTCTAATAGGGGTGCTGGTAAAACTGCTTCTGCACCTGCCATAATTTTAGCACCTATTCCTTGAGTGGCATCCTTTCTTTTGAAACCCAATTCTGTTGATTGTTTATTCTCTTTTTCTTGTAATTGTACTAATCTTTCTATTCCTCTTGCTATTTCTTCTTCATTACCAGCACCCTTATCTATGAGTTTTTGTACATTCTTTTCTTCTTTTAAAATTGCCTTTTGTGTTTTTATATTTTCTTTTTGTTTCTTTTGTAAGTCTTTTTGATTTATAAATTGTACTCTTTGACCTTTTATTTCAACAGCCGCACCTCTTTCTTGAAATGCCATCAATGTATCACCAAGTTTTTGTTGTCTTTCAGCTGCTATCTTTTCTCCATATTCAGAAGATTTTATTAATGCTTTCTTTATGCTATTTTGTCTTTGTTTTTCTAAATCAGTTTGTATTTTTAACTGTCTAGCACCAAAAGTATTAGCTGCGTCCTCTTGCATTTTTACAATTTTAGCACCTAAATCCATAGTAACTTTTTCGTGTACTTTTTCAAGTCTTTCAGGTACACCACTCATTATATCATCATCAAGGTTATTACCTATTCTATCAAGTTCTTTTGGAACCATTGTTAGAGCAGGCACTACATCTATAATAGGTTTTAAAATCCTCTCTAGAGATGTAAGGAGTGGTTTAAGTTCTTCTTCTGGTAGTTCTACATGTGCCATTATCTTCTTACCAAACTGCCTCCGAAGTATAGTCCGATTATACTCGATACAACATGTGTATCAAGAGGTGTTATAACTAATCCTTCTAGTGGTTTCCATTGTGTTACATCTGTGCTACTAGCAAATATCCACCATCCTTGCATTGTTGCCTCTGTGTACCCAACATATATTGGTGTTTCAGGTGCAATTAAAAATACAATTTTAGGTAATACTATAATTGCAAATACACACATCAAGGCAATCCAACGCCTTGTGTTCTTTGTAAATGGGTCTTGTACTTCTCTCGCTTTATCAGCTTGTTCAGCGGCGAACCCTGCTCTTGCCATTAGTCTATTTTGTGCTTCAGCGGCGTCTTTACCTTTTTGTGCCATGATGGATAAAACACCACCAAGGATTGTAGAGGCACCCATACTAATTAATTCCATTGGTATCATGTTCTTCTCTCCTGTTCTCTCTTTCTTTTTTCGTTTTCTTCTTTTATATAGTTGATTAACATATCAACATATATATCTCGTTCCCATGGCAACATATTTTCAATCTCTGTTATACTATATTTATGATGTTGCATAAGTGCAAAATTCGTTTCAAAATAAGCCTCTAGGTTGTTGTGGGAGAGGCATATGGAAAAAAATCAGATAACCCTCTAAAGGTTACTGTACTCACCACTTTTGTTTTAGGATTCTCAACCTCTGTTGTATGTTTCAATTGAGGCATTGTATCAAAAAACTTCTTAATATTTACTAAATTTTCTTGACTTATACTATCAAAAAACTCTACCATGTCATCTTTACTTGTATCTTTTGCTGGGTATATTTTTTCTCCCTCAAATATATGGTCAACGCATGAATATATTATTTCAAATATATCTTTTGTTTTAGCGTTTGTTATATCATTTGCAACCTTGGTTACACCCATTGTAGGATATGCAAAAACAACACCTAAGTTTCTTGATTCATCTAACATAATTCTATTAGTATGGTCATCATCTACATGAACCTCTACCTTACTAATATCTACCTCTACTTCTGCATATGTCTCTAAATCATCTGGACATACCACTCTAAACTTTGCAATCTCACCTACTGATTTACTTCTTATTTGTAGAAAAATATATTCTATGTCAAATAATGGTAACTTTATACATTCTATTTTATTAAATGTACAAGCGTCAATCATTCTTGTTATTGCATTATAAACTTCATCTGGTTTTTCAGATTCACTTGCAATCATTAATATTTTTTCTTCTCTTACCGTAAATGGTCTAAATGCTATTGTTTCATCTTTTGATGGTAGCTTCAATTCATAAGTCGGTGTTTCTATTTTTGGTAATGCCATAATATCCTCACATTATATTAAAAAAATGGTGGAAATACTCTTCCGCCTGTTAAATCTCCTATAGGTATTCTTCGTTTCAAATCTCCTAGTAGTCCTTGTCCTGCTCTTCTTAGTTCAGGTGGTAATAATTGTAATAGTCCACCTAGTAGACCACCACCTGCATTTAGTCTTCCTGGTTCTCCTGCAATTGATTTATCAAAACCACCATCACCAAGTGCTACATCAGCAGTCTTAGTAATAAAATAGTTTTGCCAATATCTATATTTAAATGTTACAGTAAATTCTATTATATTATTATTCTCATATGAAAGTGCTGGTGCCCCAATACTTGTAGGATAACAGTCATACAGTTTGACACCATGTGTTAAATCATCTCGAGCTGCTGGGTCTTCAGATGAACCTGATGAGTTAGCAAATTGTCCTAGATTAAATAAGTCTATGTCTGATACATAGTTATCATAAAATTCATAGTTGTTTGATAAACTATTGAAGGCAGATTTTTGCCATAATTCAAAATACTGTCTTTCTCTTAGATACTTATCTGCATAAAATGTTGCTGATAAATCACCATATGTATGGTCTGTAACAATATGTCTAGGGGCGCCTGGTCCGTTTATAACAGCTTCTGTTGTCATTGTTCTATCAGGCATAGTTATACCTTTACAAAATGCATTTACTCTTTTACCATCTTGATTTTGAATTTGTTGAATTAAATCTGATGTTGCAAAACCTCTTGTCTCAACAGGCAAACCATCTTCATTTTCAAAGTTTTCAAACTCTGCCTCTGAACCCATTTCAGGCCCTCTTGAACCTGTTGGTAATCTAAATGAAGCATAAAATCTTCCTGACCTACCAAGTCCTTCGCCTTGCATAATGTATGATAACATTTGATTTATTAACGCTGGTTTTGTTGCTGATAAATTAGGATTATCAGGTACTAGACCACCTTCTATCTGTCTAAATCTTGGGTCTAGTAAAATGTTATCTAATGACCTATCTCTAGGTATTCCTAGTCTGACATCTGAACCAAATATTTTAACTCCGCCTCTAAATATTGCCATTTTTATCCTCTACTTTGTCCGTACACAAAACTTGCACTTCGTTTTTTAAATTGTTGTACTGGTAGATATACTGCTGTAGGAGCGTCTTGTAAATCTACTCTCATAAAACCTGACCTAACATGGCTGTACAAATATTTTTTTATAGTTTGTTTTACTCTTGCAAGTCCACCTACTCTTTGATAACTTACATCTAATCTTGTTGTACTATCAAATTTACTATTTGTAGCAAATCTTTGTAATTGATTTAATAGTCTAAATCTTATTGTAGGTGATAGATAATGAAAATTCATACCTAAAAAACCACCTCTAAATCCTTCTAATGGCAATACTAATGGAAAAGTATCATAGTATGGT